AGCTTAATTCTGTTTGGTGAAAATTAACGTATATGTTCTTCATTACCACTTAATATCATTAACTTCTTTAATGCTTTTGGCAAAATGTAAAGCTCTTAACTTAGTAGCTACCTTATTATAAGTTACACCTCTTTGTTGTGCGATTAGAGTGGCTAGACCTTTTAACTCCTCAATGTTTACTTTTTTAGGTCTTCCATAAACATCTACCCAGTCATAAGAACGGTGATTTAAAATAATAGCTCCTAAAATATTGGAGTTAGCTTTTTCGCTAGATACAAATTTAGTACCTAAATAATCAATATGCTTATATAGTTCTATTGATTTCAACTTCTCTATTTCTGCTGTTTTAGAGTCTTTAGCATTTTGCAATAATTCTTCTGAAGTAAATTCAGGCTCAGGGGTATTCCCTTCCGCTATCCATTCTTGTATTCTGTTATATTCTGAATTAGAAGGATCTTTAGGTACTGTTATTGAGTTATTAATTAAGTAACTATTTTGTAATTCTTTAACTATTTCTATGTTCATAATTTAATTATTAAAGTTCTGCATCTGCTGTAAAATGCCATGATAATAGTGATCCTGATGGGCTGATTCCTCCTTTAGAAATCGAATAAGCTGAAAATCCTGCATTTGCTGCTCCTGCAGCAATGTCACTTCCAGAAGATTGATTTCTAATTTGACCTAAAGCACCAGACGCGTGACTATAATTTGTTACTGTAGGAGTAGATCTTTTATTAACTTTAAATCTTACATCTGTGTTAAAATCAGATCCTGTAGATCTATCGTTTACATATCCTGAAGCAGTTACTGTTCCTGGAGCAGTAGTTAAATTATAACTCTTCTCATAATACCTCTGGCAAAGCTCAATTTCCGTTTGAATTGTCCTACTTTCAAATGGAGTAGAAACACTCCCAGCTTCAACTTGAACGCCAGTAATCCGAAAATCATTAGATGTCGAATCTGCACTATTGACTTGATTTGAGGTTGCAAAATAATTACCAGTTTGCCAAGTATCGGCAGTAGTTTGATGAGTTGATCCAGCAACTAAAACAAAGGACAACTGTAGTCCGTTTCCCGTAGTATAATCCCAAGTGCCAGCACTAGGACTTGCGGATATAGTTATGGTTTTAAATTCCCACGTATTACTAGAATTAACTGTGTACTCTGAAACATAAGATCTATCCTGTCCGCTATTCCTAACGCTTACACAAAAAATACCTGTCTTAGTTGATCTTACCCAAAAGGATATAATGAAAGTTTTTTGTGCGATTACTTGAAAATTATAACCTTCTATTCTTTGAGCAATAATTGCAATATCCCCAGCCGCAATAGAGGTATCAGCAGTTGTGCAATCTATTTTCATTGATTTATCAATGTATCTCCCTGATTCTAAGGTGGTTGGGGTTTCTGTGTCTTGAGTAATAGTATATGCCATTGATCCAACTTTACTAATAAGCCATCTGTCTAAAGTATAATCACCATTGGTTACTGAGGTAAAAGAAGTTCCTCTTTGTGCGATTTGAAAATCTCCGTTGATTATTACATTTTTATTATAAGAGTCAGGGTCTTCCCAAGAAACATCTGTACCATCACTAACTAAAACCTTATTGGCAGTCCCTATAGGTAAATTAGCCCAATCCGAACTAGAGTTGCCAACCAGTATATCCCCCCTAGCACAAGTTAATGCGGCAATATCAGTTAAGTTAGTATCAAAGGCTTGAGCACCCAACGTGGTTCTAGCAGCAGCAGCGGTAGTATCATCTAATACTGTAGCCATGAAAGAAGAAACTGTAATTGAGTCTGCTGAACCTGCGGAAGCAATCATATTGCCACTAGCATCAAAAGCTAAAAACGTACTGGCCCTGTTAGAAGGTAAAGTAAAAGTACCCCCTTCTGCATCAGAAGCACTTAGTCTTACACTACGACTTATATCTCTTTCAAGTTGCTGCATTATAGACTGCATACGGGTTAATTCCGTATTTAGTACATTGGATCTAAAAGCTCCGGCCAATGAAAAACCTGTTAATCTGTTAATTGGTATTTCTCTAGATATAGAAACTGCATCTAAATTTGCAAGTCCAGTATTAAAAACAATCTTACCGCCATCCATCGGTAGGTCAGTTTCAGGGACTATACTTGAATTGTCGGATTGTTTAACTACATAGTCTGTAGTTTTAATGTCGTTGACATATACCTTAATGTCCGAAGTATCGAAAATCATAAAGGTAAAAGTGAAATCCGTTTGGCTAGCAGTAGAAATGTACTGGTCTAGTGGAGTCTCATCTGTCAATGCTGGTACTGTACCCATATTTAAATTTCAATTAATTTTTAGGAATCCCTAGATTATTATTAAACTCTTCCTCCATTAAGTCAAGAGTTTGTCTTACTCCGATCATAGTTTGTAAAGGCAGTAACCTTCGTACAGAATGTACTGTAGATTGGTCTGCATTACCGCTAAGAACATCTGAAGCTATTGATAAAATATTAGTAACTTGACCAGAAGTAGGGCCAAGTGCGGAAAAGTTATTATAGTTATGGTATTTGTTTGTAGCATTGGTCCCAAGTATTCTAGACAACCCTACATTCCCTTGAGCAAGTTTCTCTAATTTATTATTGTAATCCATGAACCAACTGGTTACTCCGCTACGATCCACCCCCTCTTGGATTAAGGTAGCAGTATCTGGCATTTCTTCACCCCTAGCCGCTCTCTTATATGCTGCAACTAAAGTACCAAAACCAACCATAGTTATTAAACCTTGAGCTGTTTTACTATCAAAATTTTGGACTATAGGTATGAGTGTCTTTTGCATAGAAGAGAAAGCAAACGACTGGAATTGACCAAATAAAGTCAAGCCATTCCTTGACATCCACAGAGGGGTCGTGCCTGCACCGGGGGTAACAATAGTGCTATCGGCAGCTTTCTTTATAGCACTAGCGTAAAGCTCTCCAAATTCTTTAGCCTTTGCATCCCACTTAGTGATGTTGGGAAAAACTAGATCATCAATTATTTCGCCATGTTTTTTGATTTGAGCGCGGATAGCTTTAGCTGAGTTTAAATCAATGCCACTACTAGCAAGATTAGCTATCTGTTTCTTGGTAGCCTTATTACCTGCTACGGCAGACATTGCATCGTGCATATTGCTTTGAATAATTCCAGAAGCCATTTGCTTTAACCCCCCGTTCCAATGCTTAATACCTGTGGTTGTCATTAGTTTCTGGCTAGCAACATCCATGGCTCTTTCAAATTTAGTATGTTTACCAAAATCATCCATAATATCCCCAATGGCATTTACCCTCCCATTATTAATTAAATCAAGACCAACCCCCATACGGTTCATTTCTCTAGCATGGAGCTTTTTATACTTTCTAAATTCAGGAGAATACAGAGATTTTGCTAAAGGTTTTAACCCTTTTGTCAAAAATTTAGTAGCACCATCGGCCATTACTAATTTACCAATATCGGATAAAGAAGAGATGAGTACATCCCCCAACATATTAACTACGTTATACTGTTTAATCTGTCTTTGAGTTCTATAAGCCCAGCTATCAGGATTAATACTATACCCATAGGTTCCCATTAACCTATCCCTAAGAGCTAGAATATCTACTAAGTCTTTTTCTTCTCGTGCTTTTAGTTTCTTTAAAGCTTTAGGATCGTCTAAGACTTTAGCTTTTAGCTCTTTATATTCAGCTTTAATATCTTTAAGTAGCGACGATTTGCTATTAGCCATATCATCATCTAAAAATTCTGCTCCAAATTTCTTAGCCATTCGGGTACGAGAGGACATTAACTTAGAATATTTAGTTATTACTTGGTCAACATCCATTTCTAAAAATTCTTCTAAATCTGCGTTGTCTAGTAGTATCTTTCTACTTTTGGTAAAGCTAGGCTTAGAGGACAGCCCTATGCCATCATGTAAAACGCTACTAGAAGATCCCATGACATTATCATAAACATCTAGGGCTAACCCTTTAAAATAACTGTCGTCTTTATATTCCGCTGCATCTTCATAGATCCTAGCTTTATCCCCACTTTTAGCTTTAGCGTATTCGCCCTTAAAATAATCAGCAATTTTTTTCTGAAATTTCGCAGGGTTCGCCGAAATAGCCGCTTTGTTGTACCCTCTTGGAAAATAAGTATCTAAGGTTTTAGT